GTGGTCAGTTCAACCAACTCCTCAGCCAACTCTATTAGTTCATTTATTAGATTACTCATACCTCTACCTCTTCTACATAACCTTCAGCTAATAGCCCTTCAAAGAAATCCCATATTTGAGTAAGTCCTTCTCTCACTTCAGGCTCTCCCATATCTATTGCCATCATCTCAGCAAGCCTTAGCGTTGAACCAAAGCCTTGTATGTCTTTATATTTATATCCAAGCATTTTATTCCTTCCTTATTCGATTAGTTAGTGAGCAGTTTAACGACTTGCTCAGGTCGGGTTTGCTAGCTAGAGATAGCGAGCAATACTATTGTAAGTGCTGGTGTTGATAACTTCTTCATCACTCATCTGAAGAATACGGATAGCATTTTCTATCTCTTCCACAATCTCCTTGTATGTGTGGTCGTGCATTACATTACCCTCACGCTCAGGCTCTTTAGGCATATCTTGTCCTGTTATAGTTAAATCAAAATCTATATTCAGGGTGTTATTCCAAGAGCGATAATTGGTGCGGACATTTTCAGCCTTAGTAAAATTAGCAGTAGCAAACTTTACTAACTCCTTCTTCCACTTTTCCATTTCCTTCTCATACTTACCTTCATTAACCTTCTCATTAGCTTTATCAGCCTTAACTGTTGCTAACTTTACTTCTAGTGCGTTGATTACCTTCTCTTTTCTAATCTTCACACTAATCGCTTTCCCTCTAGCCATTTTGTTTTCCTATCTCTTATTTATTTAAGCGAGCTATCTGCTCGCCCTCTCCTACTATTATTAGTTAGTAGAATACCACGCCACACTCCCCTAGACAAAGAGTGCGGCATAGTTCGCCACTAAATAAGTGCTTTAGCCCCGTTAGCTATCTCTAACATAGCGCATAACTGTTTGCTAGCTTCGGTATCTATTTTGTTAATCTCTTCTGAGTGCGAAGAATTAACCCAGTAGCACTCATCTTCTAAGAATATAGTTCCTGAGAAGTGCGCTTCCTCTACATCAGGCACCCACTCCCAACCTTTAGCTGGGTTATATTGGACTACAAAATGGTGTTCGCTCACTTGCTCACCCCCTCTCTCTCTATTAGTGATAAGTTCATCTCGCAATCATCACAAAGGTAATTGCCTTCATAATCTTTAGCTATATCCCACCACATAGGGTTAGTTATCTCCCACCCGCAGGACTTACATATAAACTTCTTCATACTCTCCCCCTCACTTGCTCTAAGTGGTAGCAATCAGGGCGCAAGCAATCACCGCAAAGGGTAAGCAAACCATTTTCTTTAACCCAGTTCGCCCCCTCTTGCTCGCACTTCTCACACTCCCACACTCGGCAGGTGTCCCAACTTGTATGCTCTCTCACTTGCTCGCCTCCTCTCTCATAATCTGAGGCTGACCTAAAAACCTTCTCACTTGCGCGAGCTGGTCTAGTCTGCCCTGATAGTAATTACGATCATTAGCTTCAGCGTGGGTTGCTAATCTCTCTAATACCCACTCCGCCTCTACATTTAAGAATTGCTCTAGCTCTCTCATAGTTTCACCTCGTGTTCGCCCACTCCTTCATTAGTATTTTGTGGGCTTAAATCGCAACCAAAATCTCCTTCTTTAGTTGCCCAATGAGGGTCAATTCTGCGCCCACTTATGGCGTGTAAATCAAACATAATTTGCCCACAATAAACGCAATTCATAGCCCGCACCTTTCAATAGACCCAACGCACCAGCCCGTTCCGTTCCACCAAAAGCTAGTAGCGATTAGGTAAAGCCCTGCCAATAGTGCGAGCCAAAACATCACCCGCACCGCTCTCCTTACTCGGTAATAAGTAGCTGACCGCATTAGAGCCACCTCTGATTTAACTTATACGCGCTAGCGTGGTCATACTTATCTGCACAAAATAAAATTGTGCTTAGGTTATAGACCAAATGAAAGCCCATATCCATACCGCAACCGCTCACCCTAATAGCGTTAAAGCCGTTAGAGCTTCTTATCTTGTCGCCCATAGCGATACCCGCTAGATAAGTGATATTGGTGTCCTTGTAATATAAGGATATATCTCTACTCATACCACTAGCCGAACAATGGCGGAGAATTGTCCCTATTATGGGGCGTTCATCTCCCGCCATTAGAGCGCGTAATTGCTCTCTAGCCCTCTCTTGCTCTAGCTCTCTCTCTTGCTTCTTGCTTAGTGTTGCGTTCATACCTTGCCCCTATCGTCTAGTTAAACCACTCACCAATTTAGGAGAGTGCCACCGCCTACCCTAGCAGGATAAGCGATAGCAATCCACTATCTAAGCTCTATTCGTAATCACAATCGCATAAGTGTCCGCAAGTAAAGCAGACATAGAGCTGGCCTAGCTGAGTGTGGTAGCCGTATTTCTTAGGCCTGCCCCTCTCTTTAGAGTAATATCTGCCCTCTTCATCTCTATTTATTGCCCCGTAAAGCTCGCGAGCACTCTCTAAGGTTAGCCCCATTAGAAGCCCGCCCCTACTACTATTAACCGCCCCTGCTCGCGCATAGCGCGGGCGGTGGCGTTAGTATCCAATACCGCGTTGATCTGCTCTAATTGTGCGGTGAGTTGATTAGGTGAGCCGTAAGGGGTTAGATCAATTCCCGCCCGCTTATAGCTATTTATTACGCGCTTAACTTGTGTTTGGCTCAGCTCAGCCTCCACCCATACCGCCCCGCCCTTATCAGCTAAGAGAGTATGGGTTTTAATTACTTTAGCCATTAGTTGGCCTCCAAACCTAGAGCCACTCTTAATTCTTTAAGCTCTTCAGTTAATCTCTTATTAACTCTTTTATACTCATCACTTACGGGATCAGTTAAGCTCATTACTACGCCAGAATAAAGAGAGCTTAGAATATCCTCCACTTTAGCCTTATCTTTACGAGTTAAGTTCATTACTTATTCCTATCGTCTAGTGCGAGCTGGTTTAGCTCACTAAGAGCAATTTACTACGGGCATCTCCCCTATGTCAAACACCAAACCAAACTATTTTAGGAGAGTGTCGCGACCGGCAGACACGCCCGACCGCGTGGGGAGATATAGCTACCAGCTTATTTTATAGCTGGCGAGCTGGCGCGAGCTGGCAAGGCGTGAGAGCTGAGAGCTACGGGGTGAGAGCTGGCAGATAGGGAGAGTTAATTAGTTAATGGGGAGAGCCGAAGGGAGAGCAAGCCCTCGCCTCTTTACCAATCCCCCTATCGGCTAGCGGTAGGGGCTATCAATCCGCAAAATATCGGTATCAGCCAAAAAACTTACCCCACATTTAACGATTTGCTAGCGTATAGTGTTATGTACCCATTACAAATATTTTTCCTAAAGTCAATATTTTGGGTACCAATATAGCTATATATAGTGACTTACGTCACATAATATAAAGTTTTTTACCAGAAAGCGGGAAATCGATCAGATTTCCTGCCTTATATATAGTAGGGGAGTAAAACGGACTGTTATGAGTTTTACGACCTAGAAGTCGCTACGTCGAAGACTTCGCTCCTGGTAGCATCCCTAAGGGATGATTACCAACTTACCCCTCACTTCGCTGTAGCTCGCTCGGGCGCTAAGCCCGTAAAGCGAGATACACTTCGCGGCAGGTGTAATAGGTTATATCCGGTAAAGTTAAAATTCCCCTCCGGTCTAAAGATTTACGACAGGAGAAGTGTGTCCGAAAATTCAGCAGATATAGCTAAGCGAATCATCCTAAGTTGCGTCGCGCAAGGTATGACCATCGAGCAGGCTTGCGGTTCAGCCGGTAAGTCGATGAAGACCTATGAGTACTATCGTCGCACCGACAAAGTATTCTCCGATAAAGTAGATCGCACCCGCCTAGGTTTAAAAGACAAAGTCTTCGCATCCGGTGATGTCCACGACATCTCATTCGCTGAGTTCCGTGAGCGGTTCCTAAATCAAAGAACCTTCCCCCACCAGCAAAACCTGGTAGATGTAATTGAGGGTCGGGAACCTTCTTGGCTACACCCCGCTATGAAGTGGGAAGCAGGTCTAGCCGATAACAGAATTTTAATTAACATCCCGCCAAACCACGCGAAGTCAATTACAATAACCGTTGACTACGTAACCTGGCAGGTATGTCGTAATCCTAATTTTAGAGTCTTGATCGTCTCTCAGACCCAGCGTCTTGCAGCAGACTTTCTATACGCCATCAAACAACGATTAACTCATCCTATGTATGAGAATCTGCAGCAAGCATACGCTGCTGGCGTAGGTTTTAATAGCAAGTCCGCTTCGTGGCAAGCTACCCGTATTACCTTTGGTGATGAGCTAAGAGAATCCTCTGAGAAAGATCCCAATATAGAAGCAGTCGGTATCGGCGGTCAGATCTACGGTAAACGTGCAGATATGATTATCATCGACGACGCAGTTACTCTAAGTAACGCCAATGACTTTGAACGTCAGATCAAGTGGCTAACCCAGGACGTCCGCTCTCGTCTTAACCCTACAGGTAAGTTGATTGTAATTGGAACCCGCGTAGCATCCGTTGATCTATACAGAGAATTGCGGAACCCCGATAGATATCCAGGCGGTTTAGTTCCTTGGAAGTATCTAGCTATGCCAGCGCTTTTACAGACAGATGAATCCCCTGAGAAGTGGGAAACATTATGGCCAGCATCCGATCAACCATTTGACGGACAAGGTGAAGATCAAAAGAACGAAGACGGCCTATACCCAAGATGGAATGGTCGTAACCTATTTAACGAACGTCAATCTATGGACGCTTCAACCTGGGCTTTAATTTATCAGCAACAAGATATTTCAGATGACGCCATATTTGATCCGGTATGTGTTAGAGGATCTATTGATGGTATGAGAAAGTCGGGAGCTTTAAATGCGGGTTATCCAGGTCATCCTAAAGACCTTAATGGATTCACTTTCATTTGTGGCCTTGATCCTGCTATGGTTGGTGACACTGCTGTTATTTGTTATGCTATTGATCGCGTCAGCCACAAGCGTTATATTGTGGACGCTCATAAGATTACTCGACCTACTCCGGCACAAATTAGGCAACTCATTTTTGACTGGACGGATCTTTACAAACCTAGTGAATGGATCGTCGAAAAAAACGCCTTCCAAGCTTTCTTAACCCAAGACGAAGGTATCAAGATGCACTTAGCATCTCGCGGTGTAACTCTTAAAGAACACCATACCGGTTCTAATAAATGGGACTCTGGTTTTGGTGTGGCATCTATGTCAACCCTATTTGGTACAAAGCAATTAGCTGATGGCAAACACCATCGAGATAACTTAATACATTTACCTAGTGATCAAACTGAGAACGTCAAAGCCCTTATAGAGCAATTGATAACTTGGTCTCCGACTACTAAGGGTAAGACCGATATGGTAATGGCTCTTTGGTTCTGTGAAATTAGAGCAAGAGAGATGCTTAACTACGGACAGTATGCAAAGCATCATATGAATAATCCGTTCCTATCAAGTTATGAAAAACAAAAACGAGTAGTAATCAATATCGATGATCTACTTGCTGAGAAGGATACACAGTTCATCTAAGGAGAAAACAAATGGCAATAACACCAAGTTGGATTACCAACAAAGAAGGCGAAGAAGAATACATTGATAAAGGTGCAGTAATGACACCTCAGATCAACCCATCAACAGATGCTAAGTATGTAGCAGGCAAAGCTCAAGCAGCCGCTATGGATAAAGTTGAATGGCCTACCAGCGTTGCTGGTCAAACCGATCAAGGTATGTAAGGACTTTAATTGTTAAATATAAGAGAGATCACTGCTCTAGTATCTCGTCTACAAACTAAATATGCACAACGCGATGGACGTATGCGTGATGTGCTATCAGTTCGTCAGGGCGATATATCTAAAGTTTATCCGTCGATGTTTTCTGAGGAATATCCAAAGCCTCTCATCGCCAACCTTATTGACGTTTCTGCTCGTGATCTAGCAGAGGCAATGGCACCTCTACCAACATTTAGTTGCTCTGCTTCTAATATGGTTTCAGATGCCGCCCGTAAAGCAGCAGACACCCGTGCTCGTATTGCAAATTATTATGTAGGCCGTTCCGAACTTAGCGTTCAAATGTATACCGGTGCTGATTGGTATAACACTTACGGAATGATGATTGGTATGATTGACCTTGACTATGAAGGCAATGAACCAACAATTAAACTTGTTAACCCATTTGGTGCATACCCAGAGATTGACCGCTTTGGTCGTTGCTTATCTCTAACACAAGTTGTCGGTATGGATGCACAGTCATTAGCATCAATGTACCCAGAGTATGCAGATCAGATTTTAAATAGAAATACATTTACACCAGGCTCTCCATATCTTTCTTTAGTTCGTTACCACGATAAAGATCAAGATGTAATCTATTTACCAGAGCGTAAAGATTTAGTTCTAGCCCGTACACCTAATCCAATTGGAAAATGTATGGCTCGCGTTGCTATGCGCCCATCTATCGATGGTGAGGCTCGTGGACAGTTTGATGATGTACTAGCAGTTCAGTTAGCCCGTGCTCGCTTTGCAGTACTACAGATCCAAGCTGCTGAGAAATCTATTCAAGCACCTATTGCTATTCCACAAGATGTACAAGAACTTGCACTCGGTCCTGACGCAATTATGCGTTCATCTAATCCTCAAGCAATCCGCCGTGTTCCATTAGAACTACCTGCTGGTGTATTCCAAGAGTCAGGTGTATTAGAGCGTGAACTTCGTATGGGTGCTCGTTACCCAGAATCTCGTTCTGGTCAGCTAGACGCATCCGTTGTAACAGGTCGCGGAGTTCAAGCACTACAAGCAGGCTTTGATACACAAATTAAAGCAGCACAAGCACAGTTTGCTAGAGTATTTGCTGAGTTAGTAAGTATGTGCTTTGAGGCAGATGAGAAATTATTTGGCAACAAGGTAAAAGAGATTCGCGGAATTGATGACGGTACTCCGTACACAATGAAATATGTTCCATCCCGTGCTATCAATGGTGATTACACTGTAGATGTTCGCTACGGAATTATGTCAGGACTAGATCCTAACCGTGCAGTTATTGCATTACTACAGATGCGTTCAGACAAACTTGTATCTCGTGACTATGTACGCCGTGAGATTCCTGTTGAAATTAACGTTACTCAAGAAGAACAAAAAGTTGATATTGAAGAAATGCGTGATGCACTAAGAGTTGCTGTATCTCAATACGCTCAAGCAATTCCAGCGTTAGCAGCACAAGGACAAGATCCTTCACAGATCATTAACCGTATTGCCGAAGTAATTCAAGGACGGCAAAAAGGTATGCAGATTGAAACCATTGTGGAAAAGGCTTTTATGCCTGAGCCACAACCGCAGGCTCCTCAAGGGATGCCTCAGATGCCAGCAGCAGGTATGGCCCCCGTCCCTGCCTCGCAGCCTACTCCAGTTCAAACTGGCGGTGCGGCCCCTGCTCCTGGTCAACAACCACAAGGTAAACCTGATATTGCATCATTGCTCGCCTCAATCGGCGGCGCGGCATAAAGTAGAGGGGGTGAATAATGAACAAAGGATCAAGAGCAGCAGCTCCTATGTCAAAGCCAGTTGAGGGCAAGAAGGATACTTCTAAGCCAGCAGGTGGCGCTGTAAAGTTTGGATATACAGCAGCAGCACGTAAGGGAAACAAAGTAAAAAAGGGCTAATTAATTATTAGATAGGTGGTCGGGCGTGGACGATAACAAAGATTTCGTACCGCGTCCGATTCATCTCGCAGATGTATTAGTTGTAGTTGCAGGATTTTTTAATAACGTTGCACAGAGTGTAGTTGTGCTAACAGAAGAATTTTTAGAATTAACAGTTTATAATGCAAATAGAGAAAGTAAAGTTAAAAAAGTTTGGGAAGACTTTACTAACGATTTAGAGAAGATTGAGGAGGACCAAGATGGCGCTTGAAGATTCAGTTAATCCGATTAAAGGAGCATCAGGTCCAGGTAAGTATGCAAAAAGAATTGATCGTATGCCAGCTAACGCTTATGGCGAACAAAAACAAACAGCAGAGATAGCATCAGGTGCGCCGTTGGCTAGAACTCCAGATGTTCGCCCAGCACCAGCATCAGAAGTAAAACAAGCAGCAACATCTATGGGTGAAGTAACCCCATTATTTGCACCATCTCAACGTCCAACTGAACCAGTTACTCAAGGTGTAGATGTTGGCGCAGGTGCAGGATCAGATGCTCTTATGATGAAATCATTATATTCAAACAACAAAGTTTCAGATTCTCTTGCTGCAATGCTTCCTTACGACACCACTGGTGAGATTGGTATTTTGTATCAACAAGCTCTTGCGCGGGGTATGTAGTGGCTAATCCAAATCTTGATGCTGCCGCTTTACAAGCAGGCATTACTGGTAAACAAAAAGAACAAGTTGATGGTCTAAGTAAACTATTAGATTCCCATCGCAAACTTCTTGCTTTGCCAGAAAACCAAGCAAAGGCTTCTTTTGAGGAATTGCCTCAAGAACAACAAAAAGCACACACTTCATTTTTTAGCGGAAATAACCCTGCTGGTTGGTTAGGCGGAGCAGCCCATTATTTAGGCATTGGCGTTAAACAAACTATTGGTCGTGCTTTTAGTGCATTAAATGAAATATCAGATTTCTCAACCCGTATTGCTCGTACCGGTTTAATTGCTGCAGATCAAGGCGTTGATTTAAGCACTGCTTTTAAAATAGCAAACGATAAGGGCGATAAAGTATTTAGCCCAGATCGTATTACCGCCGCTACAGATATATACGGTGAAGATATGATGTCAGTAGCAATGAAAGTTGCTAGTGGTATTACTTTAAGTGAAATTCAAGCAACAGGCTCAGATGCTGAAAAATTAATTGCATCTACTGCTGCTCAGAAAAAAGATCAAGATCATTTATTTACCAGCGCATTAGACGCAGCACAAAGAGCTAAATACTCTCCAGGTAGAGCAGTAGCAAATCTTATACTTCCAGAGTTCTTGGAAAAAACTGGTTTATACAAAGGTATCTCTGGTGTAGTTGATGCTGGATATCGAGTTTTTGCTGATCCAACACTTGCTTTAGGTAAGGCTAAAAAAGCCTACGATGCTGGTGATTTTTTGCTTTATAACATATTAGGTAAAGAAAAGTTTTCTTACGGTAGAAACTTAATGGCTGTTGCTGGTAATGCAGCACAAGTAGACCGAGTATTTTCTAATGCTGGAACTAGAAACCTTTTTGATCAATATGGCGCTGCTTTAGAAAAATTAGGAAATGCCCGTAAAGCAAAAGACAATATTGCCGGTGCTGAGGCTTATCAAGAAGCTAGACGTTTAATTCCAGAGTTTGGTCCTGCTGGAGTTGATCAACTTATTGTTGCTGGCGTTAAAGATGCTGATACCGCAGCAAATTTCTTAAAAAATCACGCTGACGTAAAAGATATTCTTAGCGGTCAAGCTGCTCGTAAAACACCTTTAGTTCCAACAATGACCCCTGCTCGTTTTGCAAGAGTTCAATTGTTTACTACAGCTAATAAAGTATTTAATATAGATAATGCTGGTCAATCTATTGTTAAAGCCATTTATGGTGATGCAGGTCAAGCACAAGATGTAGTTGGCGCCCTTACTAATAAAGTTGGTGAGATTGCTCAAAAAGAATCAACAGTTGGTCGTACATTTGGTAAAGTAAGAGACGGATCTATTCGTTTTGGCGCTAATCAAATTAGTGGTCGTATTGATAGATTTGCTCGTAAATTTACAACTATTCCTTATTTTAAAAATGGTTTCTTTGATGTGACGGAAGCAAACGCTTCTGAAAAAATTTACCAACTTGCCGCATTAACAAATACTCGTTATCACTCTAGGGTTATTCAAGAAGCATTTGCCGCTGGTGATGAAGGTCAAAAGAAACAAATATTTACTGGTCTTTGGAACACTATTGCTGAGACCCGTCAAGTTACTAGAACCGCTGAAGGTAAAAACTGGGTAGATAATTTTACAGGCACAGCATTAGACTATAGCTACGGTGCTAGTATGGTAGTTGATAAAGTAGGTCCTGATGGAAAACCTTTATTAGATGAATTGGGTAACATAGTAAGAGAAGTAGTTAACCCTGCCAATTTTGATGGACAACAATTAGCCCTTCACGGATATCAATTATCTACTGCAATAGCAGTTCCATCTATATTAGATCTTGATCGTTTATCTGCTCGCTCTGGTTTAATTAACCGGATGCTTGGTATCTCCCATAAAAGATGGGCAGATGATATGACCTCTGCTTGGACACTGGGTACCCTTGCTGGTCCTAAATTCCCTGTGCGTAACGCAGCAGAAGACTTAATGATGCACATTGCTATTGGAGATAAAACTTGGGGCATTACAAAAGGCCGTTTTATTTCAACCAAACTGCGTCAAGTTAAAGAAGCAGAAGCTGGTCTTACTACAGAACAAAGAAAACTTGGCCAAGAGATTGCAGACCTTACTGCTCAAACTGATGAACTTGCCAAAGATCCACTTAAGGCCGCTCAAGTTAAAGCCAATAGAGATCTTATTAAATCAAAAACTGAAACTCTTAGCAATCTTGAAGGTAAGAAAATTAAATTTTATGAATCTAATCTTGGATTTGTTAACCGCTTAGTTAGCCGTAATCAAGTAAAAGGATTCCAAACCCGCCTTGCTGCTGCTGGAGATGATGTAAAGAAAATCCAACAAATTACTGCAGAAGCAGTTATGACTGGTAAATTATCTTCTCGTGCTTTGTCTAAAAGAGATAAACAATTTTTAGAAGAATTTGCTGCACACGGCAGAACTCAAGAGATGCTTGATGAAATTATAGAAGGCGGAAAAAATACTCTTAGCGGAGGCAGTTATTCTATCCAAGCTAGCAACGATGCTAAGAAATATGGAACCCTTCGCGCCCTTGAGTATGATGGCAAAAAATTTAAACAATCAGGTAGTACATATACCGATATAGACCCTGTTGCTAATGATCAATCACGTCTATCTTGGCTTGTTAAACTTGCTATTCATACCAACGATGAAGTTGATAGTATCCTTATTAAGAACCTTGATAATAAGAAACAAGCAATTGAAGATCTTGTAAAATATTTAGATGATAACCCTGCATTAAAAGGTCGTTTCCAATCCATATCCTCAGGTATGGCAACTACATACCAACACGCTGAACGTGCCTATATGGATGTACTTAACACTTTTAGTAAAGCAGATGGAACTTTAAACAAAGATCTTTGGAGCAAGGTTCGCAAGGTAAAACCTGATGGCGAAATTGTTTTATCAAGTAAGAACCTATCAGTAGATGATCTTCCTTTAAAATCTCAAAAAGATATGCACCCAAGATGGATCTCTGGTCCAACTCTAGTACCAGTATCTGAAGGTCAGAGTATGACTGCTTCTATATCCGAAAGACTTTGGGATTATATGGGCGAGGCTAATGCTCGTTTTTCCCGCGAAGGTATTGTATTAGACGCAATGCTTGATGTTCGTGGTCAAATGGACGAAACTGGCTTTGCTGAAAGAATACTTAAACAATTTACCGAAGGTAAAACCGGTGATGATTTAATAAAGGCTGAAACAAGAGCGAGAGAACACATAACTTCTTTAGCTGAGGATATGGCTAAGAATAGAGTTCTTGCTTATGTAGATAATCCTGCAGTTCGTAGCCAATTAGCTATGTCTGCTCGTAACTTTGCACGGTTCTATCGAGCAACTGAAGACTTCTATCGTCGTCTTAGCCGTGTAGTTCGTTATAATCCAGAGGCTATTGTTAGAGCAAGCCTAACTTATGAAGGAATTGCTCATTCTGGTTTTGTACAAACTGATGAAAACGGAGATCAGTACTTTTTCTACCCTGGTTTAACACCTGTTTACAAGGTAATGAACAAGGTTGGTAAGTTATTTGGTGTAAAAGATGCGTTCCAAATACCAATGCCAGTTGAATTTGGTGCAAAACTTAAAATGATTACACCATCTTTAAACCCAGATTCATTATTTCCTACATTTGCTGGTCCTTTAGCGGCAGTTCCAATGAAGATGGTTGGAAATGTAATCCCACAGGTTAAAGACTTAGAACAATACCTGCTTGGTTCATACGCTGAAGATCAACCAATGGTATCTGCTATATTGCCAGCACACGTTAATCGTATCTACCAAGCATTAAGCGGAGATGAGCGTAATTCTCAATATGCTTCTGCTTATCGCAAGGCAGCAACCTATCTTGAGGCTTCAGGTCACGGCATAAAACCAAGTTTTGATCCAGTAACCGGAGAAGAACTACCACCATCTCCTGGAGAATTAGCCGTTTACCAAGATAAATTACAAGCATCTACTTTTACTGTATTAAGTATGAGAGCACTTCTTGGTTTCATAGTACCTGCTTCACCATCTGTAACCTTAAAATCCGATATGGCTAAATGGGTAAGAGATAATGGAGAAATAAGTTACAAGTCAACATTTAATGCCCTTCGTAATAAATACAACGATCCAAATAAAGCAATTGAAGAGTGGATCAAGTATTATCCAGATCAAATGCCTTACACAATATCTGAGTCTGATTCAAATGTAGTAGCAAATGTTAGAGCAGTAGATGGTGCTGTAGCTTGGGTTGACTCTAATCAAAAGTTACTGGCTAAGTACCCAGAAGCTGCATCTTTCTTAATGCCACAAGCTGGTGAATTTAACTTTGATGCTTATAAGTTATTATCTAAATCAGGTCTAAGATCAAATAAAACAGTTACTGATTTTGTAAGAGAAGTTAGTACCGCTAAAGATCGTCAAATCTATTACGCTAAACGTAATGAGTTTGAGGAAAAAATGTCGTACACAACCGATACTAATCTAAAACGTCAACTTCGAGAAGAATGGCAAACTTGGGCTGATGAGTTTAAAGGCGCAAGACCATTACTACAAGAACAATTAGGTAAGTCTGCTGAAAATGCTATCCAAAGAACTAGAGCACTTGATGACTTACGTAATATGTTAAATGATCCTGAAGTTAAAACTCAACCTAAGCTGCGTTCTATTCTTAATGAAATGGTTTCGGCTTATGATGATTATGTTAACCAAAGAGATTTTACCACAACTGTATCTTTTGGTAATAAACAAGACTACAAAGATCAATTAAAGTTAAACGCTAAGGCAACATTAGAGTCATTAGCAGAGTCCGATCCAAACGCATTAGCGGCATACAGGTCACTGTTTGATCCGCTATTTAACTAATTGTTAGGAAATTAAATTGGCTTATCCAAAACTCACAGGCAAAGCAAAGCTAAAGAATGATTTAGCACAGCTTAAAGTTCAAGTTACCCAGGCTCAAGACATTTTAAATTCCACTCGCAATGGCAAACCTTTATATGAAGTAGATAAAGCCGCTTATGATGCTGCAGACAAAAAATTTAAGGATGCAGTTCTTGCTCGTGATACAGCGCAAGCCGCTTTAGATAATTACAAAGAACCTGAAAAGCCAAAGTCTGCAAAACAAATAGAAGCAGATCGTCAAAAAGCAATTCTTGAAGGTAAAGTTCCACCAGCCGGTGGCATTATTAGTGGTGATGGCAATACCAATCAAACTAAACAGGTAGATGATTTTGCCGGTTTAATTAAAACAGCGCCTAATGCTCTAAGAAAAATGACCGATGACGAGCGTTTAGTATTAGCAACTCAATTAGTGGATGCTGGCTACGAAGTACCTAAGATAAAAGCATATAACGATGCGTTACTTGGTGCATACACTTCACTTATTAACGGAGCAAAAGCTAAAAACAAACAGTTTCCAGATGATATTAAAACTGTTGATGATTTTTTAACAGAACAAACAAATATAGCCGCTCAAATTAAAGCTGCTGGTGGCGGAAATGAACTTCCAAAACCTTTTGGTGAGCAAGCAATATACAACAAAAGCACCGCAGAAGGTGTTATAGATAACCTGTTTCAATCTTTCCTAAAGCGAGATGCTTCTCAATCAGAGATAGATTCTTTATACAAAGAGTTACAAGCTGAACAAAAGAAATTATCAAGTATCTCTAAAGGTACTTATAAAATGGTTAATGGCAGAAGAGTCCTTGTTCAAGAATCTGGTTTAGATCCTAAAGTATTTTTAGAAAACAAAATTAAATCACTTCCTGCTTATAAAGAAAGCCAAGCGGCTAAGGCAGAACAAAATAAACTATCACTTGCTACTACTGCTTTGGCTAACGGATATGATCTTGAAAGAGATTTTGGTACCCAATTACCTACCTGGTTAGATGCTATAAACAAAGGTGAAAGTATTTCTAAGTTTCAATCAACTATCCGTAACTCTGCTAGATTAGCATTACCAGAAGCTGTAAGAAACTCTATTGATCCTAATGAAGATTTGACCACATCATTTGCTACATATATCAGCAATTTTGCAAAGACATTTGGTGTGCCAGCTAATCAAGTTTCCCTAAGCAAAATCATACCTTTGGCTACAAACGAAAAAGGTTTTGTTCCAATCTATGATTTTGAAAAGAAGAAAAGACAACTTGCTGAATGGGATTATACTCAAGACGCAAGAACAGAAACTGCTAATGTAGTATCAACAGTCTTAAAAGACTTTGGATTTAAGGGGTAACGGATGGCAACAGGAGATAGAGTAAAAGATTACGGAGCATTTAGCGAACTTCCTGCTTCTACCGGCACACCATTTGGTCAAGCTGGTGGCGCCCCTGCACCAATTACACCTAATGAAAATCGTAATCTTGCCAAAGAAGCAGAAGCTAGAAGTGCTGGATATACTCAAGCTCAAATTGATGCTCGTGGTGGTATTAACTCTCAAGGATATTTTAACGATGTTCCAGCATCTCAACAATTAACTGCTGAAGAGTACAAATCTGTAACTAAACCAGATGGAACTATTGACAGTGATGCAATGCTTTCAATATTAAATAAAAAACAAAGTGATGCTGGTGGTGGTTTAAAAGGCAGTAACTCTGGTAGCGCTGCTACAGGAGGTGCTTCAAGTGAAGCTCAAAGAGCTGCGGGATCTGCATATGCTTTATTGTTGGCTGAGTTTAACAAATATGGATTAGGCGCTTTAGTATCTCCATTACAAGATTTAATTAAACAAGGTTTATCTGCAGGAGAGTTTTCATTAGCGTTGCAAAATACCGATGCTTATAAAAGACGATTTGCCGCTAATACTGATCGTATTGCTAAAGGACTTACCGCGTTAAGCCCCGCTGAATATATTGCTTTAGAAGATCAATACCAAAACATTATGCGTAACTATGGGTTACCCGCATCTTATTACACTAAAGGTGATCTAGGTATTCAAGAAGGATTTAATAAATTACTTGCTAATGATGTATCCGCTACTGAATTAGAAGATCGGGTAATGACTGCACAAAGCAGAGTTATAAACGCTAACCCAGAGGTTAAGCAAGCACTTAGATCTTTTTATCCAGATATTACAGATGGCGACATCTTGGCTTATTCTCTTGACCCAACTAAAGCATTGACTGATATTAAACGCAAAGTAACTGCTGCTGAAATTGGCGGAGCAGCGTTAGGTCAAGGACTTTCTACAAATCAAACGGCTGCTGAAGGATTAGCTGCTTATGGTGTAACTAAAGGTCAAGCACAACAAGGATACAGTTCTATTGCTGAGTTTTTACCAACCGGTCAAAAACTTTCACAGATTTATCAAGAGTCTCCTTATACCCAAACACAAGCAGAGCAAGAAATATTTAATCTTGCAGATTCTGCTGCTGCTGCTAAAAAGCGCAAGCGTTTATCTCAATTAGAAACTGGTACATTTAGTGGTTCATCAGGCGTAGGTGCCTTGAACCGAGATCGTCAAGTATCTAATTATATGATGGGACAGCCTGGAGCTGGTTCCTACTAAACAACTAAGCCTGCTAACGGGACGACTGGTCCGTTAGAGTGATATCAAACCCCAGGAGTAGAAGCCATATAGAAATCCCCCAAATCTATATGAGGTCTACGAAACTACAAACAGAATGGGAGATGGACAATGTCCAATTTCGACTACGAGGATGAAGATGACGATTTCACACAGGAATCTAATCAGAATAATGATCTCGTTAAACAGTTGCGTAAAGCAAACAAGCAGAAGGAAAAAGAGTTAGCTGAACTAAAAAGCCAGTTTGACGGACTTTCCAAAGCACAAAGAGAACGAGCTATTAAAGATGTCCTCGAAGCTCGTGGAGTGAATAAGAAAATTGCTTCTTTCATTCCTTCGGACATAGACCCAACTGAGGAGTCTTTGTCTAAGTGGTTAAACGAATACGGTGACGTATTTGGTGTAACTGCTGAACCAACCCAAGATATCGTAGACCCAGCTCAAGCGGCTGCGTATAAGAAAATGAATAGCGCTGTTGATTCCGGATTAACTCCTGATTCATCAGATGATATGCTAAAGAAGATTCTTAATACTAACAGCAAGGAAGAGTTGGACGAAGTTCTACGTCAATCTGGGTTATAACTTCTATCCGAAAGGCTAAACCCTAAATGGCAATTCCAGGCGGTACGCTAACAGGTACCTCGGCAATCAGCAATTTAGTCCAGACCGCGTATGATCAATACGTCCGTATGGCACTACGTTCCATTCCAGTAATGAGAGCGCTTGCAGATGTCAAACCTGTTCAACAGGCAATGCCAGGATCATCAGTTGTATTCTCAATCTATTCTGATTTAGCACAAGCTACTTCAACTTTGACAGAATCACTAGATGTTTCTTCTATTGCTCTAGGTAACCCAAACCAGGTTACAGTAACACTTCAAGAGTACGGCTCAGCCGTAACAACAACTAAGAAGTTAAACCTAACTTCTTTCAACGATGTAGATGCAGCACTTGCTGATATCATCGCTTATAACGCTGCAGATTCTATCGATTCTGTTGTTGCTTCTGTTCTAACAGGCGGCACCAACGTAATTTACGCAGGAACTGCAACATCAACAGCTAGCATCACTGCTACACAAAAGATCACTGTTCAAGACATCCGTGAGGCTGTAACTGAACTACGTACAGGCAAGGCTTTGCCTCGTATTGGTGAGCTTTATGCAGGATACCTACACCCACGTCAGACTGCTGACCTTCGTGCTGAAACAGGAACTGGTGGATTCCAGGAACTAACTAAGTACGTTGATCGCACTCCGTTCGTCGCTGGTGCTGTTGGCGTAATTGAAGGTGCTTTCATTGTTGAGACACCTCGCGTTCCTTACGCAACAAATGGAACAACTAACGTTTACAAGGCAGTTATTGCCGGACGTGAAGCGCTTGCAGAAGCGCAAGGTCAAGATATCTCAACGATCATCGGACCTCAAATCGATGCTTTGCGTCGATACCACACAATCGGTTGGTACTACTTTGGCGGATGGTCACTACTTCGTCAAGCAGCTATCTACCGTGTGGAATCTGCTGCAACAAACGGCTAATAAATCCGTTCGGTGGGAGGTGGGTCAAACCACCTCTCATCACTTAGAAAGGAAGTTATGGCACAAGTATTAGTTGGTTACTCAATCAACACACCTTGGGAGTACCAGACGTGGGGAGCAGGTCAACCTTGGCCTGATAAATACTCTCGTCTTGCTGGTAGACCAATTACCGGTGGAACATCAACAGGAACTATTAACCCATTCCTAACTGATATTGCTCGTGGCAAAACTTTAATTATTAAAGACGGAGAAGTTGAAGAAACTTTATATCCGTATCAAAACACTTTAGCAGATGCTGACTACTATTTCCTCGGTGGTCACGTCTATAGTATTACAATAGCGCAGGGTGATTTTATGGCATCCAAAGGATACGGTAGTTATCTAACACCAATTTATGAGGAGCAATGAGTAACTGTACATCAAGTTGTAAGACCCAAGATCACGAGTCATACGGAGCTTGTATTAGATCCAATATGCCTATGATCTCTGGTGGTGCTACTCCGTCTAGGACTGGAGCATCCCTTTCAGCAATTAAAAAAGATGAAAAAGAATTAACTTCTTATTACTCCGCTATAGCACAAGGCGTAGAACCTATATCAACCAAACAAAAAGATATTGACGCAGCACTTAAGTTCAGTAATGAAACAGGCGTTGCGTTCGATGGAAACAAAATCTAACAAGGAGAAACTATGAAAAAGATGAAATCATCTGGTGGTGCTATGTCCACTAACGCCAAGAGTTTTGGCGCAGGTAGCAAGAAGGGTATTCCAGCATCAACTATGGGCGGAACTCCTGCTAAGACTAAGGGCAACAAAGCAACATTCTCAGGCGGTAAGAAGAAAGTAGGCAAATAATGTGTGCTAATTGCGGATGCGGTTACGTATCATATGACGATTTACAAACTGGTTCACCTGCTGGAAAAGTAGGCGGAGAGAACGAAGCAACAGAAGGCGGAGAAGCATAATGAAAAAAGCACACCCAGGATTTAAAAAAGCAGCATCAATGATTGCTAAGAAGCAAGGTGTATCTAAAGAGCGTGCTGGTGCAATTCTTGCAGCAGGTGCTCGTAAGGCTTCTGCTAAGGCAGTCAAGGCTAATCCTCGCTTGAAAAAAGTTTCAGGGATGAAATCTAAAAAAGGTATGTAATGGCAAAAAAAGCAATAAAAAAAGAAGCTAAAGTAATGGGTGAGTTTAAAAGAGGAACTCTACATTCCGGTAGCAAAAAGGGACCAATAGTTAAATCCCGTAAGCAAGCAATTGCTATTGCTTTGTCTGAGTCTAAGAAAGCCAAAAAGAAATAATGTCATCTGGTAGTTACAAACGCCACGATGGTTTTAACTCAATCCAGATTAAAAATGGATTAGTAGTTCGTCTTAATAAAAATGGATCTATTAGAGCAGTATTAGGAAAGTACGGAGAATATGGCAAGCAGTCCGGCGTGGCAACGCAAAGAAGGTAAAAACCCTAAAGGCGGATTAAATGCTAAGGGTAGAGCCTCAGCTAAAGCACAAGGCAGTAATTTAAAACCACCAGTTAAATCTGGTGATAATCCACGCAGAGCATCTTTCTTAGCTCGTATGGGTAATATGCCAGGACCTGAGCGCAAACCAAATGGTGAGCCTACAAGGTTATTACTTTCTTTACAGGCTTGGGGAGCATCAAGTAAAGCAGATGCTAAGTCTAAAGCCGCAGCAATTTCTAAAAGAAACAAAGGTAAGAAATGAAAAAGAAAGCATTTTGGGATACAAAGAATCCTAAGAAAACATCTAAGAAATTATCACCAGCGCAAAAATCTAGCGCTAAAGCAAGAGCAAAGGCGGCAGGCAGACCTTATCCAAACTTAGTGGATAACGCTGCAGTATCTAAAAAATCTAAAAAGAAGTGAGGTAGATAGGTGTACTATGGTAATCCTGGTTCAACAGTTAATGCTGAATTAAATCGTTTGGCTAATGGTGGCACCTATCCTGCCCGTCAAAATTTTAAAGATGAAGGTGGCGCTGCTCAAGCTTGGGCTGCTGCTAGAGGAGTACCTCTAGGTAAGATCACCGATGTTGTTGGAGTTCTTAATTATATTAATGGTGTAACAGATCGTTCAAAGTTTTTAGATTTAGCAGGAGTTTGTAATTCAATAGCTGGTACTGTTGGGTTAGAACCTTCTGCGTCATTGGCGCAGGTGGCTTCTTGACGGCTACCTATAACCTCATTTGCCCACAAGCAACTACATTTAATTTTCAATTCCAAATCAACAATACTAATCCTAGTACTGGTACTCAAACACCTTGGAATTTAACAGGCTATACAGCAACTATGACAGTGCGTCCTTTTGCTGGATCAACCACAACAACACTACTAGCTACTACTGCTAATGGTCTTATAGTTTTAGATAATATTAATGGCAGAGCAACAGTTACATTTAGTAGTACAGCAACTAACATAGCCGCCAACTCTTATGTTTATGATTTTGTTTTAAATCAAGGCAGTGTAATAACTAGAATTTTAGAAGGTCAATTTATTGTGACTCCAGGGGTGACGGTATGAGCGATACAATCATAATAATTGAATCTGCCCAACCGCAGACCTCAGTAATTTTTTCAGCAGATCAAGGACCACAAGGCTTACCAGGAGTAACTGGACCTACTGGTTCTATCGGAAACACAGGATCAACTGGTCCTACAGGAAACCGAGGAGCAACAGGTGCAACAGGAAGCACAGGAGCTACGGGTTCAATTGGCAATACAGGTCCTACAGGAAGTACAGGACCTACCGGAAACACAGGTGGAACAGGCTCTACAGGACCCACTGGTCCTACAGGCGCAACAGGTTCTATCGGAAATACCGGAGCCACTGGATCTACAGGCTCTACAGGCCTAGCAGGACCAACAGGTCCTACCGGCGCTACAGGCGCAACAGGTAGCATAGGCAATACAGGCGCTACAGGCCCTACAGGAGCCACTGGTAGCACTGGTTTGACAGGTAGTACTGGCCCAACAGGTGCCACTGGTTCTACAGGCGTGGCTGGACCTACTGGTCCAACAGGTATTACAGGCTCAGTTGGCCCTACGGGTGCAACAGGAGCAACTGGTGATGGTTACTCAGGAGTAACTTCAACATCAACAATTACTATTGGTACAGGGTTAAAAACTTTTTCTTTAGTTGGCGGTTATGCTGGCGCTTACGTTACAGGTGCTCGTGCTAGAGCTATCCATACCGATACTCCAACTTATTATATGGAAGGTTATATCAACTATGTAGGTGGTGGCACCTTAATTCTTACAGTTGATGTAGCAGTTGGTAGCGGATCACATAATGCTTGGAACTTTAGTATTGCTGGCATACTTGGTGCTACAGGACCAACAGGTAATATTGGACCAACAGGTCCTACGGGAGCCACCGGATTAAGTATTACAGGACCAACTGGAGCCACTGGTGCGGCCTCTACAGTTGCTGGTCCAACTGGTGCCACAGGCGCCACAGGAACAAATGGATTAACAGTAACTGGACCTACTGGTGCTACAGGTTCAACAGGCGCAACAGGTGTTCAAGGTGTAACCGGCCCAACAGGTGCTACGGGAAGTATAGGAGCAACGGGTGCTACAGGTGTTACAGGTGCTACTGGTAATAATGGTTCTAATGGTGCCACTGGTCCAACTGGAGCGACTGGCAGTAATGGTACTAACGGAGCGACAGGACCTACAGGTGCAACGGGAACTAATGGTACCAATGGTGCAACTGGTGCAACAGGTGCCACAGGAACCAATGGAACTGACGGTGTAACAGGACCGACTGGATCTACTGGATCTACGGGACCTACTGGTCCGACAGGTGCTACATCTACAGTAGCGGGACCAACGGGTCCTACTGGTGCAACAGGATCTAATGCAACGGCGTTGCCCGATATTTTAATGTTAGGTGGAATGTAGACTAGAGTGATGAAAGTTGCTGTCTACGCAATAGCCTTAAATGAAGAAAAGCACGTCAAGAGATGGTATGAGTCAACCAAAGAAGCTGACTACCACGTTATAGCTGATACCGGTTCAACTGATAACACCGTTAAGATTGCTAAAGAACTTGGTATAGCAGTTCATACGATCTCTGTTAAACCGTTTAGGTTTGATGATGCTAGAAACGCAAGTCTTGCTTTAGTACCAGCCGATGCTAATTATTGTATCGCTATGGATATGGATGAGATTATGCGTCCAGGTTGGCGGCAAGAATTAGAGAAGGCTTACGCTGAAGGTATAGAAAAACCTCGCTATAGATTTGTAACAGATTTTAATCCCGATGGAAGCATCAAGGCAGAGTTTGATGGATTTAGAATCCACACTAGAAACAACGTTAGATGGGTCTATCCAATTCACGAAGTACCGCAAGGGTATAACCGTGAAAAAGAAGAAACATCTAAGATGTTTAATATTGAATCTTGGCACTTACCAGATGGTGAGAAGTCAAGAGGCAACTACTTACCTATGCTTGAGAACGCAGCAAAGGAAAACCCTGATAGTAGAAACTTATACTATTTAGGAAGAGAGTATTTCTACCACGAAAGATTTACTGAAGCATTAGATACTTTAAAAAAGTATTTAGAGATTAGCGTATTCAAAGCAGAGCGAGGATTTGCTCTACGGATTATGGCAAAATGTGATACTTCTAATGCTGAAGAATACTTAATAAAGTCTACTGAAGAATACCAAAGTAGAGAATCCGTCTTAGCCTTAGCTAACCATTATTACCATACTAAACAATGGAAAGAATGTAATAAGGTAGCAAAGATTGCTTTAACCAAAACTGAGAAGGCTACAGAGTTTATGGTTGAGGCTTGGGCTTGGACTCATATGGCAGATGATCTTGTTGCAGTATCCGCTTGGAACTTAGAACAGTGGCAAGAAGCATATGAGTATGGCAAGAAGGCAGTAGAGATAACACCGACAGATGAAAGATTAATAACAAATTTAAAGTTCTACAAAGAAAAGGTGGGTAATGACAACACTTAGTCAGATGATATCTGAGGTTAGATCCAATCTTGCAGGCTATACGCTTCGCCAAGATCGCATTACTAACCTAGCCAACACTGGTGGCATTACCGCTACTGAGTTGTCTATTAAAATTGGATCAGCAGAAAACCTTGCTAAAGGTGTTGTTGAGATTGAAGATGAACTTCTTTGGATCACATCATTTGATAGAACTAACTTAACATTAAATGCAATACCAGGATTTGGCAGAGGATACCAAGGAACTACCCCTGCTCCTCATCCTGAAAATGCTCAAGTCACTATGACCCCTACTTTTCCTAGAACAATTATTAGACAAGCAATCAACGATACGATCAGTTCTTACTATCCAAAATTGTTTGGTATCTATTCAACTACTTTTACCTTTAATGCAGCACAAGTTGCATACAAATTACCAGATGATGCACGAGATGTATTGTATATATCCTGGCAAACCGTTGGTCCGTCTAAAGAATGGCTACCTGTTAACAAATGGCGTATTGACAAAATGGCTAACGTAGCAGCATTTAATTCAACAAAGACAGTAAATATCTATGACAAGATTATGCCTGGTCGTACAGTTCAGGTTTACTATTCAGCCCTACCTAATAACTTAACTAATAGTACTGATAACTACACAACAGTTACAGGACTGCCAGAATCTACAAGAGATGTTACTACTCTTGGTGCTGCGTACAGATTACTATCTTATGTTGACACCGGTAGAATTAACCTTACCAGCGCCGAGGCAGATTTAGCTGACGCTAAGTTACCTTCAACATCTGGTGCTTCAGCATCTAAGTATGTCTTTGCTTTGTACCAACAACGCCTACAGGAAGAATCTGTTAAGTTGCAATCACTGTTCCCAATACGAACTCACTACTCCAAGTAAGGAAGAATAAATGGCAAGAGTATATTCCTCAACCAGCGTAGCTACTACTCTGGCTTCAACTCTATCAAATATAGCAACCAGTTTAACGGTTACTGCTGGCGGTGGTGGTCCACTAATCCAAGGAGCAGGTTTTGCTAATGGTGATATCTTTACTATTGCTATTGATCCAGATACTCAGACCGAAGAGATTTGTTATGTTACCGCTAACTCTGGTGACGTATTTACAGTTACTAGAGCACAGGCTGGTACTAGTGCTGTGTCACACGCAAGCGGTGCAACAGTAAGACACGTACTTACTAGTGCTGATTTGGTTTATTTTAGAGATGGCGTGGTTACTGCTAATGCTGCAATACCTGCATCTACCTTAACTACAAAAGGTGATTTATTAACTAGAACAACAGCAACTTTACAAAGATTAGCTATTGGTTCTAATGGAACCGTTCTTACGGCAGATAGCACAGCAACTACTGGCGTAGCTTGGACTGCAGTTCCTACAGAACTACCTTCACAAACTGGCAACGGTGGCAAATATTTAAAAACAGATGGAACAAATGCTTCTTGGGGCAGTCCAACAGATGTAGTATTTAATGCTCAAACTGGAACAACATACACATTAGTAGCAACCGATCTTAATAAAATGGTTACTCTTACTAATGCTAATCCAATTACTTTAACAGTGCCTAATGGTATCTTTACGGTTGGTCAACAAATTAACCTTGCTCAATTAGGGCTAGGTCAAGTTGAAGTTGTATCAGATGGAACAACAACAATCAATGCAAGTCCTGGTAAAAAAATCCGCGCTCAATATGCTATTGCTACTTTAATTTGCACAGCATCTAATACATTCCTACTAGTGGGAGACATAACAGCCTAATGCCAACATATAAAGTCCTAGCTCAATCTGCACCTAGTGCAGCAACTGCGACCACTTTGCTTACAGCAAGTAGCGCAACAATTATCTCAACACTTAATGTATCTAACATAGGTGGTGCTGCAGACTTAATCCGCATAGCAGTACGTCCTGCTGCTGCAACTCTTGCTAATCAGCACTACATTGCATACGGAGTACAAGTGCCATCAGGTGCTATATTTTCATTACAAGGTGGTGTTACACTAGCTAATACGGATGTTGTAACGGTATACTCAACTACTGGCACTTCTTCATTCAGTGCTTTTGGATCGGATGGTAACTAATGGCTGTTAATATTATAGGTGGAACCGTACAGGCTTCTGCCGCATTAGCAACAAATGCTCAAACTGGAACAACTTATACATTTGTTCTTTCTGATGCAAACAATACTGTAGTTGAATTTAACAACGCATCAGCAATTACGGCAACAATTCCATTAAACTCATCTGTTGCTTATCCAACAGGTTCTCAGATTCAGTTACTTCAAACTGGTGCTGGTCAAGTATCAATAGCGGTAACATCTGGTGTAACACTTAACGTTAGTCCGTCAGCCGGAACTAACGCTGGAAAACTTAGAGCACAATGGTCTTTTGCTACACTAATTAAACGAGCAACAGATACTTGGGTGCTAGTAGGGGATGTGACTGCATAATGCCAATTCCATTAGCACAAGGTTCACAAATGCACGGTGCGTTAATTCCTATTGCAAATTATGTTGCTGATGGAACAGCAACGGGCGTGGGCTTTAATAGTATTCCACAAATATATCAAGATTTATTAATTGTCCAATACCTTCGTTCAAATCGTTCCGCAACAACTGAACAATTTTGGCAACGACCATTAAACGATAGTGGATCAAATTATTCTTATACTAATCTTAATGGTAATGGATCATCTGCTTCATCTGCGCGTTTTTCAAATCAAACAGTAACTAATCGTTTTAACATACCAGCAGCAAGTGCAACTTCTGGAATATTTGGTTCATCAATTGTTCATATTCTTAACTATGCAAATACAACAACATATAAAACTTTAATTACAAGGTCTGCTTGTGACTTAAATGGTTCTGGTGATACCAACTTATCAGTTGGACTTTGGCGTTCTACATCTGCAATTACAAGCATAAATCTTGCAACTGAAAATGGTTCAAACCTTATAACAGGAAGTTATATTTATCTTTACGGAGTTAGGACGGTGGGTCAGTAATATGTCTATGTATCCCTTAGCAAGTGTTGCTTTATCATCTGCTGATATAGATTTAACAAATATTCCGCAAACTTTTAATCATTTACAACTTCGCGTTTTTTCTAGAGATACTGGCAATCAATCTACAACTAGTTATTCAGCAACTGGTTATATGAGCTTTAATAACGATACTGCTAGTATAAATTATTCAGTTCATTTTTTGTATGGATCAGGTTCAGTAGCAGGTTCTGGTTCTTATGCGCCTAATTACAATATTATGCAAGTTCCAGAGTTAGGCGGCCCATATTCAGGACAATTAGCAAATACTTATGCTTGCGCAATTATTGATATTTTAGATTATACAAATACAAATAAATATAAAACTGTTCGTTTCATAAATGGTGTAGATATGAATGGTTATGGTCGTGTATTTTTCCAATCAGGTTTATGGAGAAACACATCTGCTATAAATAGAATTAAAATTGCAAATGATGGTGGCACTTTTGCTGCTAATTCACGCATTGATCTTTACGGTATCTCTACTTCTAATGCGACAGGGGCATAAATAATGAGCGTATTCTTACAACCTATTTATACTCAAACTGTTGGTAGTGGCGGAGTTAATACAGTTACATTTAATAATATTCCACAAACTTTTACTGATTTACTTATTAAAGTAAGTGCGCGTGGAGATACGACCAATTCAGATATTGGTATTACTGGTTTTCAAACTCATTATTTAAGATTAAATAACAACCTTTCAAACTTACATACAAGTCGTTATTTATTAGCAGATGGATCAACTGTCTCATCAAGTGCGGCGGGAGCCGAAACTATTTGGCGCGCTCCTGGTTCTACTAATTCAAGTGACACATCAAATACATTTTCAAATGGTGAAATATATATTCCAAATTACACAAATTCTAATTTTAAATCTGCCATTGGAGATATTGTTGGAGAAAATAATGGTAGCACATCTGGTATAATGTTAGGTTCTTATTTATTTCAATCAACTTCAGCAGTTACTAGAATAGATTTTTTAGCATCTTCTGGTAATTTTGTTCAATATTCAACTTTCTCACTATACGGAATCACGAAAGGATAAATAAATGCCAACAGTAATAGAGGTAGACTGCTCTACTGGAATCTCGACAGAACGTGAGATGACAACAGAAGAAGTCGCAAGTATGGAAGCAATGCAAGCAGATGCAGAAGCACGTCGTGCTGAAGAAGAAGCACAAGCAGAAGCAACTGCTACTGCTAAAGCATCAGCAGAAGCAAAACTTACAGCTCTTGGTTTAACTGCAGAAGAAATTGCAGCACTAACTAAGTAATAAGTTTTAAGTTCCTCCTAAGCACCGAGGCTAAAAGGCTTACTTTTTTGTGTCCAAATCTAAGGAGAGCTAATGGCTTATGGCGATGATATTACCGAGGCAATTCCCTATACCCTCTCGAACCCTCCAGTTAATTCATCATATAGCGGATCAACCGTTGCCTACGATATTGCTATTGGCGGACAACCATTCTTCCTAGAAACAAGTGATGAGTCACCATACCGTCGAGTAACAGCGCAGTATCGCAAGCAACAACTAGATACAACCAGAGAACCTGGTGAGCAGACTCTTACCGGTTGGTGGATACGTTCTCAATCAACATTTCATTTAGGTCAAGGCATTAAGTTCTTTGAGCCAGCACAAGATGAAGGCCTTCGCTTTCAATACAAGTATTCTAAAGGTTGTGACATCTGGAGTAAGGGTCAAGTAACCCTACTTAAAGATGTTACTTCTAGCAATACAACCACTGGAACTATTAACGCTAACTTGCGTCCAGTTCAATATGCCAGATCTATTCGTTGGTCAGGTACTGATGGCATCTTATTACACGATGATTACACTATTCGTAAGATCTCAGTTGCTGGAGCTTCTACTGCTTTCCAGACTAACGTATCAGGTACTGATTCAACTATATTCTCAGTCTGTGATGATGGCGTCTACGCTTATTGGATAACCAACGCAACTCTTGGTGGCAATTTATCACTTTATAAGAAGTTATTAACTGCTGATACAAGCACAGCAGCTACACTTATGTTTACCACTATTGGTACTACTGTTACTAATGCAGTTATTGAGTTTACTAAAGAGCGTCTTGTTGCTGCTATCAATAACAAGGTATATGAAATTGCTACAACTGCTTCAGTATTACCTAGCCCAGTTTATACACATCCTAATCCAAACATAATCTTTACTTCTATTACCTCATCAGGTGCTGCTATCTATCTTGCTGCCTATAGTGGTATCCAATCTAATATCTTAAAGTTCACCCTAGAAACTACCGGTGCTATGCCTACATTAAGTAGCGCTATTACTGCTGCTGAATTACCAGTAGGTGAAAAAGTATTTAGAGTTGCTTATTACTTAGGTTATATGGCTATTGGAACCTCTAAAGGATTACGAATAGCTAATGTATCGGACAATGGTTCCCTTGCTTACGGTCCTTTGTTGTTTGAGTCAGAGCAGGCTGTCTACGATGTAGCATTTAGAGATAGATACCTTTGGTGTACTACCAATGTTGATGGTAACCCTGGCATAACCAGAGTAGATCTAGGTCAACAGGTAGGAACTAACCTAGTTTTTGCTTACGCTTGGGATTTATATAAGCCTGGTGTTACAGGTCGTTTAACTACTGCCTGTGCTTTTAACGGTAACACTACTCAATTAACTTTTACAACTAACTATGTGGTTACTGCTGGTGCTGTCTATATTGAATCAGCCACTACCTTAGTACCTACTGCTACCTTAGAGACTGGTTTTATCCGTTACAATACTTTAGAAAATAAAATATTTAAAACTCTAACGCCACGCTTTGACACTGCTAATGGTGGTATAACAATCTATTCTGTACAGGCTGATAATACACAAGTTATCCTTGGTACCTTCCCGCAATCATCAGTCTTAAATCAGATCGGTATTCCATATCCTTCCACACCTCAACAGTACCTAGGGTTCTTATTTGAGTTTGTTAGAGATGAACACGACTCTACCTTGGGACCTAAGTTTACCGGATACCAAGTTAATGTTCTTCCATCTATCCCACGCCAGAGGTTAATTCAATACCCTGCTATGTGTTATGACTTTGAGATGGATAAGTTTAATAACCAAGCTGGCTATGACGGTGCTGCATATAACCGTCAGCAAGTGCTGGAACGAATAGAAGATATTGGAGATACTGTATTAGTACAAGATTTCCGAACCGGTGAATCCTACTTAGGGCTAATCGAAGAGCAAGATTTCATTAACAAAACACCTACAGACAAGCGCTATTCCGGTTACGGCGGAGTGCTTCTTATAACAATCCGAAAGGTATAACGCATAATGTCTATCGCTGACTGGGCAACCACCATATCAGGCTTTTTAGCCGTAGTAGTATTTATTGGAGCAGGTATTAGATACTTGATTAAAAATTATCTATCAGAATTAAAACCTGATGGTAATGGTGGACACAATTTAGAAGGTCGCGTTGCCCGTATTGAGCAGCGAGTAGACGATATCTACAAGCTGTTAGCGGAGCGGTAATGAGTGTAGTTGATATTGCAAAGTCTCAGTTAAACTACAAAGAGACCGGTAATAACGACACTATGTATGGCAAGTGGTTTGGTCTTAACAACCAACCCTGGTGTGCAATGTTTGTATCTTGGTGCTTTGATCAAGCAGGATTAGTATCTAAAGTAGCAGCCCAGACTAAGAAGGGCTTTGCCTCCTGCGATGCAGGACTTAAATGGTTTACTAAAAAGAACAAGATAGTCCCAGTTGGTCAGGCTCAAGCCGGTGATATTGTTTTCTTTCAGTTTGATAAGGATCCTCAAGCGGATCACGTAGGTATTTGTGCAAGTAATGACGGTAAAGGTTTCCTTATGGTCTATGAGGGTAATACCTCTGGAGATAGTAAGGGAAGTCAATCAAATGGAGATGGAGTGTTTCTAAAGAAACGTTCCTACTCCCTGATTATGGGCGTGGCTCGCCCTTAAAGGATGGATATGAAAGATCTAATAGCTAAGTTAAAGAGCAAAGAGTTTAAGTGTATGGCTAAGTCCTATGCACGAGCAGTCCTTGCTTCAGCAGTAACTATGGGTGTAGCTCTGGCAGCAGATGTGGCACCTCAGTACGCAATTCTAATCGGTTCAATCGCAGCCCCTGCAGTTAAGTGGGCTGATAAGGCAGAGAAAGAGTTTGGTCGTAAGTAACTTTTAGTTCACTGCGAGGTAAGACAGAGGGGCGCTTAACGGCGCCCTTCTTTTTTTGTGCCTACA